CTATTATCAGTTCTAACGCCATTAATATGATCTATTTGACCTTTGGGCCATTCACCGTAATGCAGATACCAGGCAAGCCTATGAACAGAAACAAACTTAGAATTTATTTCTGCACATAAATATCCATTTTTATTTTTTGTACCGACGACTGAACCAATAAGGTCTTTTCTTCGCCTGTTCATCACGGCTTTCCATCGGACAACTCCAGTAATCGGATCGTAAGTTAAAAGATGTTTAGGGTCAGGATTGTCATTTTTTTCAGACTCCCACTTAGAACCCGTCACGTCCTCAAACTTTTTTACAGCAGCAACGTGCGCTTCAAACTGTGATTTGAAGGTTCCGGCACTGACTTGTTTTTTGTTTACGTTAATCTTTGCACACCAGACAACATCACCCGAAGGCTTAGTCCTTTTGTAAGTTCCCCACATACGGGATAATATTGTCTGGCTATGCGATAAAGTAAACATTTTATTTTGATTACAGTGTAATTACGTCGTATTTTGTGCCCGCCTCTATGTTTGACGCCAGGACGTGCAACCCAGGAACCACGTTGACAGGAATCTTCACGTCAAAGCGGTGGCGGTCAGAGACGTTTCTCTCTACCAACACCTCTTTAGAAAGCTCCTTCACAGCTTGGAACATTCCGCCGTCCTCAAACAAGCCCATCAAACGAATCACTTCGCTCTTGATCTCTCGTCCCGTCTCAGCCGAAGCCTTGCGTTGTTTGAAATCAGGTTGAGCAAAGCGCGTGTAAACAGCCTTGCGGAAGAAGTAAAGCACGTTGAAGTCTTGCAGGTCGTAGTACGCGGTGACCAATGGGCTGCCAGATCCGTCTGGAGACAAACGTCCAGTCACGGTTCTAACAAACGCCACTTGTCCGGTAGGCATGACTCGAAGAGGAGTCCAGCCTTGATTCAAGCAAGCCTCAGACTCTAAGCCAGCTCCAACGGTGATCCAGTCGTCGATTGCTGCAGGAGCAGGAACCTTACCAATGATCACGTCATCCAAAGGATTGAACGGAGACACGTTCGCAGCACATCGAGCAGCACAAGCCGCAGCAAGCTCCGCATCTGTGTAGTCTGGGGTTCCGCTGTTAGGCAACCAGCATCCCATCAAGAATTGCGTGTCCAAGACAGGCAACAACGAAGGATCGGTTTCAACCTGATTGACGATCACGCCAACGGTGCCGAACTGGTTATTTTCCACTCGTTGAGGACCGCTCATATCAATAGCGGTGTCTCTGAGTGCTTGGTAAAGAGCAGGAGAAACGTCTGAGCCGTAAGGTGACACAAGATACTCAGCCTTATGTTTTCCTGCGGTGATTAACGCCTCGTCGCCTGTACCGAAATCAACGTCTGCCGCGTCCAATGGAACGCATTTCAAAACAGGCACAGTGCCCAGCCCCTGTGTTGCTTTGATGGCTGCAAGGACCATCAAGGCCATCTCAGAGCCAGCTCCAAACTTGGTGGCCACTTCGCCAGAGGCAGCGACAAGGTCACCCGAGTTTGCGATGGTAGTAATTTCATATGGAGCCACAGAACCGCTAACAGCGTCTTTGTGACCGATCAATAGAACTTCTTGGTTAGCCGAAGGCAGTCCGGTTTCACCAGCAAAGGTGACCTCCACTGGCCTAGCAGGTGTTTTTTGTGTCCCGATGCTTGTTAAAGCCATTTTTCATTCCTCCCTAGTTTCATTCAGCACCCACTCCTGGTCGCTGTGAGCTCGGAATTTCTACTTCCGTCTCTTTTGAATCTCTCAGCCCTTGAAGCACCGTATTGATCCTTGTCAATTCAGCCAGCACTGGGTCAAACGGTGACTCTTTCGTTCGGCCTGTACTTTCAAGGTAGCTGTCCCATTCTCGCAAGTCGATGCGAAAATTTAAAGTGATCTGAGTAAGCGGCACCACGTTTTCTTCAAACTCGTAGCCTAAAGCCTTATTGCAGGTGACGCGCTTGCCCAATTCATTAAGCCCTGGCACGTTCTGCTCAACTAGGTCGAAGAACCCTGGGCGGCGAAACTGTTGAATCAGTGCTGAGACCAGGGTGTCCTGCACGATGGTATGCTCAAGTCGACGAATGTTCGCGGGCCAGATCAGGTCCATGGTGATGTCACCGTCGATGAACCAGGAGTCAAACTCCTTTGAGTATTGGTCTGTGTAAATTCTCAGAGCAGGAAGACTGCGCTCGGAGTAGTCCATGCGCTTGTACCCGTCGATAAACTCCCCGAAGATTTGCTTGAACTCTGGAACGGCAGACAGGCTCTCAGCTACGGTAATGCAGAGAAACTCCCCTGGGCCGTTGTAAAACACATCGCCCTTGGTTTGCTTCACTCCACGTTTGATGGGCTTATCGTACTTGAGTTCGTCTATGCGCTCGCTCATCTCGCACGACTCCCGTTCAGTATTCTAGCCACCTTGTTTTTAAGCGTGTCGTAAACCTCTTGCTGATCCTGATTGTTCCACGCGCCATCTAAAAACGGGCGCGCAGGGATTTCAACCTTCTTAGCAAACACGCGATGCTTGCCAACAGTCCAGCTCAAGGCTTTGGCTTTTTTAGGTCGGATGACTCCGCCGTAGTTATGGATTGCCGCATACTTGATAGTAGTTCCCACGGTAACCACATCACCAGATATTTTAACAATACCCCCTGGGCCTGCCCTCCCATTGGGGATCTGGGGGGAGATACTACGGCGCAGCGTACCTGTATCGCTGAGGATTTGTCCGGCTCTGAATTTGAGCGGCTCCCATCGCTTGTGCCCATTGTACGCCCCCTCCTGGTCAAACAGCATTCCTCTGTTTGTCTGAATCGTCGCAGCCACACCGAGCATTACCTGTTGGTAGTGCTTTTCAAGGTCGGCTGCCCAAGGAGGGAATTTGAAATCCACTTTAAGCATCAGGCAGCTCTCCGCGAAGATCCGCATTGAAGAACGTCTCGCTTGGGTCGTTGATCCTGCGTCCTGGGAAGGCTCCATCGCCATCGGAGGTGACAAGCACTTGTCCAAGGAACCCGTCATCGGCTTCCATGTTGTGGGCGTTCAGCATCAGAGAGGGCAGCGGAGGGTACTTGAACCCTAGCTCCCCTTCAGCCCTGCGCTCCATGAGCTTGCCAATCACGGCATCATATCGCTTTTGGATCCCCTCTTTGTACTTGTCACCGTCTACTGCGGTGCCACGACCGAAGTCAGTCTCAAGCACACGGATCACGGCCATCAGCTCGCAAAGGGTTCTAATCAATTCTTTTGTAGGTCTATCAGGCAGGGTCTTAAAAGCTCCACCTGCCACGGTTTGAAAGGGTGCTGCGTACCTGGGTGAAAGATCGTATTCTACTTGGCCTTCTGCCTCGTCAATCAATCGCTTTAAAAGCGTGACGTGCATCTTGTTCTCTTCGTCCTCGCTCTCGGTGAAGCGAACTTTACCGATCAGCCGAACCCTAACGTCATTGTCTGTTATGTAGCGCGGCATACGTCTCCTTTAAGGCCCAGAGGGAGAGGAAAGAGAATAAACCTCTCACCCCTGGGAAGCACCATGCGAAACACCCCAACCCCCCGTCAAAGGCAGATCACAGGCGCACTGCTCGTTTGTGATCGTGTCGCACCACTTCGCTCTGAGGACGTTCACCACTGAACGCGTAATGAGCTGGAGCGGTGGGAAGATCACAGAATTCTTTTGCATCGGCTTCTGGCACCTCGACCACTTGACCAGGCAAGACTGTCGATCCATCGGTAAGACGAATGTCTCTCAGGGCCTTGATCTTTACTAGCTTGGTGGTTTTAGGAGCTGCTGCCATATGTGTTTCTTTTGGGGGTTGCATACTAATCCTTTAGGGTTTCAGTTAGGAAGTGAGCCAGAGCGAAACCTGTTACTCCCTGGCCCACTGCGCGCCGTCAGACGCACTCAGTGAATCGAGGGGATGTTGCCACCCCCTCGCAGGTTCACAGATTATTACGGACCAACGTAAGCGGTCAGAACGTCGAAAGGACGATCGAGCTTAGCTCCGCCGTACACACCACCGATCAAGTCGAGGTATGGGTTAGCAGGGCCGCCTTTGGTTCCAGGTGCGGTGTTGTCGTCTACGACGAGGAACCGACCGAAGCCAGGGTTGTCGATCGTGCCAGAGGCCAAATGGACTCCGTCAACGAACTCACCAATCTTGTCGCCATCTGGCAATTGAGCCACTGCGAAGATGTAGCCGTCTGGGATCATGTAGGTAGCGTTCGCAACGGTTACTTTACCGTTCACGATGCTTTCCTCTTGGTACCAGCCTTTGTACACCGTCACTTTAGGTCCGCCAGGGAGGAAGAAGCCCATGACTTGGTCAAGGGTGTATTCCTTCACAGCAGGATTTGCGTAGGCGTTTTGGATGTACGAACGGACGTTCGCGTTGTCCAAGATCCATCGTGCGGTGTTGGGGTTCATTACCAACTCTTGCACCATGTATTTACGCCATGCGCCCAAGCCACCTTCTAACCAGTAGCGAAGGTCAACAAGCGGAGACGCCGAACCGTTTGCAGAGATCCCGTCAGAAGACCACACAGCTCCGATAGGAGTAGCGCGGTTCGCTCCAGGGATACCGAAGGAAATGGTTTTTCCAAGGTGAGAGTACCCACCGTCGAAAATCGCTTCCCAGCGTTGCTTCTCGATACGGGCGTCAATACGACGAGAGAGACGGTTAATGTCTAACTCGATGTACTTTTGAACGCCACGCACGTTTCGGCCATTGTTACCCAGCTCGCGAAGATACAGGATCTTGTCTTCTGGGTAATGAATTGCTTCCTTGTAGTGAGGAGCTTCGAACTCTTGTACGCGGGTGCCAAACGATTGAACATACTTAGGCGCAGTGCCTACGATGTGTTCGTTGGTCAAACCACCGCTTGCTTCCACCACTTCAACGCGAATCTTGCGAACTGGCAAAGCCACTTCAGGCAAGTATTTCGAGCCGAGATAGGTAGAAGGGTCGTTGACGATTTCCTTCACTAACTTTTGAATTACTTCCGTAAATTCGTTTGTTAAAAACTCGTTCATTTATTGTCCCCTCCCTTAGAACTTGAGAATGGTCACGCTGCCAGGCAGAGTGATGGATTTAGAGCCAAGGTCGGTTTTAGCAGCCGAGTCCAATCCAGTGAGTTTATCTTCAAAGACTTCTCCACCGAAAAGGGCTTGCGCAGCTTGAACGTCACCAGTCGAAGCGAAGTCTTCTGCTTTCATTTCATGCAGAAGAACGCATCGAGCAGTGTCGAGACCGCTTGAAGCACCGTTGTCATACTTTGCATACGAGCCAGAAGTAGTGTTGCGAGCCAACACTGTTCCAGCCGCATACCCTGCAGCATCGTACGCAAGTCTTACTCCGAGAATCGAAGCAAGCTGGCGGTTCGAGCTGATAATAATGGCGTGATCTTTTCTAAAAATCTCACCATCAAACTTCATATCAATAGAAGCCATGAGATATTTCCTCCCTGTTCTTGGCTTGTTTTACTCGGTCAAAACGGTCGCCAATCGAACCGCCTCTTCAACCTGAGCACTCATCTGTTTAATTTCTTCAGCTACCGCCGCAAGCTCATCACTCGCTTCGGTACCCTCAACAGAACTCTTCAACTTCATGGCTTTGTCAACCATGCGTTTCATAACTTTCTTCGCATCATCATCTTTGCCTTCACCGATGAGTTTCTTCAGCTCATCAAAGTCCGCGTCTTCCATGTCGACATGGGTGTGCGGTGTGGTGTCGATGTGAATGTTGGTTTCGGTTTCAGTCTCCTCGCCAGTCTCAGCCAAACGCTTCAGCTCTTCTGGGATTGCGCGTCCCATGTTCTTGCGAGAGTCGATTTCGAGAGCGGCCATCTTCATGCGCTTCTGGCGATCCTCTGCGACCTTTGCAATCTCAGTGGCGTTTGCGCTGCCGTACAACCCGACGAGAACCTGGGGCTCACGCTTGGAGTACAGGGACAAGGCCACGTTGACAGCCTCGTCAGACTTAGAGGCCAAGTCAGCGATGTCGATTTTCTTGATCTCCGCTGGGGTGATCTTCGCATCCTTACGGAGTGAGGAGAGGCGTTGCTTGATGGTAGCGCGCTTTTGAGCAAGGGCGATGTTCGCTTTGCTTTGCACGAGCCCAGAACGGAGCTTAACGAGCTTGTCTTTCATGCCGCTCATTTCAGCCTTCTTCTCGTCTGCGAGCTTCTTTTCCTTCTCGTCCTCTTCAGCTGCGAGCTTGTCAGATTCTTCCTTCTCGGCAGCCATTTTAGCGTCACGGTCTTTCTTCTCTTCCATGAGCTTCTTGCAAGTAGCTTCATCAGCCTCAGCAAGGTGCTTGTCTGCGTCTTCCTCAGACATTTCTACCGCGTCCATGAGGTGCTTCTTCATGTCGGTGCAAGCCGCTTCAAGCTCCTCATCGGTCATCTTTTCAACTTCTGAGAGGTGTTTTTTAAATCCTGTTTTCATAGGGTCTCCGCCTTCTTTAGGTGAGGGTTGTGTGGATGATAGATTGGAAACTTCATCATCAATAAAGGTTTTAGCGGCGTTCACATTAGGAGCTTTGCCAACGTGCTCGCCATCTTCATCATAAATTTTTCCGTCTTCAAAATAGTATTTCGTTCCACTTTTGCCTGTTCCAATAAAAACAGAAGCCATCTTCGTTTCTTCTTTAGAAAGGTGCTTTTCGGAATCAGCAACATGAGCCTCTGCTGCGTCTTGAGTTTTAAACGGACCTTCTTTTGACCCGTCTTTCCATCGAACAAAGTAGCCCTTAGGAGGATCGTAAAGAATGTCGGCGTCTTTTCCACGTTTTTCTACCGTCGCAAAATTGGTGTTGCTTAACTTGTCTTTATCTTCGGATGAAGACTTTAAAGATGCCTCTTCAGAATCAATGTAACCTTTTGCATCTTTAACTGCATCAGCTTCAGACTTATATCCGTTTCCGTCCTCACCGATTGATCCTAAGATCGCCCAAGAATAAGTATTATCTTTAACTCGCTTTGCGATGTGAATTTCAAAGCCTTTATAGTCAACTTTCTTACCGCCAGTATGCTCTTCAATCCACTTAGGAGATGCGAGCTTTTTAAGATTATCCTTAGCCATTTCGTCTAAGTATTTCTTAACCTCTCGATGAGCTTCGCTCGTAGACATGTAGTGACCGTCTGGAATGACGTCATCGTCAGTGCCTTTGTAAACAGCTCGATAACCAGGACCATCAGCTTCAATGACTTCGTAAGAAGTACCTTTGTATGAAGCCAGCTTCGCCTCTCCTGCTTGCTCTGTGGGTTCGGTAGAGAGCCTCGACGTATCAGGGCAGTGTTTCTTAGCGATCTTGTACGCTTCTTCTAGCGAGGGTGATTTGTAATCTAAGTCCTTGCCGTCTACACAAGGAATCCAGCAGCCATCGTTTGCATCGTAGCGGGCGGAGAGGGACACCTTTTTAGGTTCGGTGGCAAGTTCAATATCTTGGATTCTTCCCGAGTCAACCTCATTCTTAAGCCATTTTTTTGCTTCATCGATTGACTTAACTGAACCTACTTTCTGTCCATCTAAGTCTATAATGACAAAACCGTTGGAGGTTTTACGAACGTAAACGGAATATCCTTTGTGCTCTATTTTTTGATCAGAGGCCATTTTACTTAGCAAGCTCGCCTGAGCAGCGGCAGGAAATGGAGTGATAGTCAGTTCAGAGAGTTTGCCTTCTTCAAGGTCAGCTCCAATTGAAAGATGTGTCCAGCGTCCGTCCATCACCTTCTCGACGTTGTCCTTGCCCAAGATCAATGCTCTACCGAATAAGGCAGACACCTGGGAGCCATCGTCTAGGGTGTGTGGGGCAACCTCAAGGTCACCAATCAAACGGCCTACAGTGTCCTTTGCGGAGGTCGAGTGGTCTAGCTGAATGGGGGGGCAAGCCTTCATTGGGAGCCCAGCACCTTCGGCCATACGCGCGAGAGACTTCAGTGTGGAGTTATGGTTCGAGGCCAGCTTCTGCAGCTTCTCGTCGGTGATTTCTACTTCACCGTCCATACTTTGAAACACGCCAGGATAGACGAGGAGACAGCGCTTTTCGAGTCTCGCTGGCATCTGACCTTCTTCGAGTTTCGAGTCAGTGGTTAGCCCTTCGAACATGCCTGATTGAAGTTTGACGTACATGGATACTAATTCTAGGGCCTTTTGAACTCTTTTGGCAATGGTGCAAGTGATCGGTTCTCAGGTTTTCTACTTTTGTCGGCTATTATCCTTTGATGGGTAGGGTTGTCTCTGTCCAGTGGCAGGAGTTCAGATCGGCAGTTCCAGTGCAGAGGGGGCGTATTTTTATCATAAATATCACTCCCCTTCTTTAAGACAATGCCATGCCGCGTCTTACACCACTTTGTAGTGCGCTGATCTCTGAGGGCCATAAAAAGAAAATGTGTGATGTCATCGCTCTGTTCGTAAAGCTCAGTTCTCACTTGGTTCTGATAGCGAGTGGTTTCGGTTCTTACGATGGTTTGCGCCTGGGCGTATGGCAATCTGACTTCCTTCTGAAGTGCCTTTTGAACCTTGTCCTGGTTGTAAACAAGCCCATCGAAGAACGCTTCTGAGCGTTTCTCCCACCATCGTTTGACGGTCTTTAGGTAGCGGTCGCGCATTTTCTTCGCAATCGCAGCTTGCCGTTTGTTAGGCTTTCTGGTCTTGCGGTACTGCGCCCATGCTTTTTTTAGTTCATCTGTGGTGGGTGCTTTGCGCCTTGCGAGCTTAACCTGGGGCTTTGACTTTTCCCTAGCGGCTGTTTCCTCAATGGCGACTTTGAAATAAGTCTCCATGAGAATGTATTCAAAGTTTGGAACCTTGGGCTCCTGCCCGTCGATGAGTGCGGTGTGACTTTCTGACAAAGCGCGGGCGATGGCGGTTTCCATTCGTCGCACCTGCTCGTCTTCAATCTTCTGCACCTTCTTCGCCATGTGAACGATGAAGTTCGTCTCTTCGACGCCGAATGCCTTAGTGAGCTGTACGAGTACGGTGGTGTCTATCATTCTACGAGTTTCAACTCACCACGAGCCACTCGTTCACGCCAGTCCTTTAATTCAACATGAGGTAATTCGTGGAAGGTAGCACCTGGTTTTCCGTACCAGTTAAACTTTTCAACCCTGGGAGCGATCACCAGCATAAACCATTCTTCGTCATAGATCGTGGTGTTGTCGCCATCCATCTCAAACAGGTCGAGAGCGGCGTTGTAATTATGTGCCGACTCACCCCACTTTGCCCTGGTAGCACCTCGATTGAAAAGAATGCCCTGCTCGATCTTACCCCTGCCAGCACAGGAGATGTGAGCCTCTGGGTGGTCTTTCTTGAGCTCAAAAAACCACTCTCGTAGCTCGTTACTAAAAAATAAATAGGTGCCCATTATTTGAATGCACTTAGGACAAACTGTCTGATTCAGGTGCTTCATCTTCTACCTCGTCAGGCATATCGGCGGGGTTCACTCCCACTACGTTGATCTTTATAGGCTTGTCCTTTGCCTCGAAACCTAGCTTGTCTCGAACAGTATTCAAGTCGTTCAGGTCTGCCATGTCAATGGCACCCATGTTGACTCCGCGCTCGATAGACTCCATTTCCTTTTGAACTTCATCTTGAGAGAGCTCGCGTTTGGTAAAGTCTCCAAACCCGTCCTTCTTCCAAACGGTCTCGGGGAAGTTGAACTTAATCAGCCGTTGAACGTGCTGGTCGATTAGGACTTGCTTAAAGCCTGAGAGCATACCATCGAGAATCTTGTCAAAGGTCTTCGCGTGTTCTTGCCCTAATGCAAACGAGCCAGATCCGTCTCCGCCCGAGAAAACTAAGGCAGGGAGGAGTAGTGCGCGCATGATTGATTGATTGCAGAACCGAAGGGACTCAATGAAGTCGTTCGCGTTCGACGAGTGATTGATCACATCGTGGGAGTAAACCTGGTCCTTCTTGCCTGGCAGAATGATCACTGAGTCGTTGTGAATGTTCTTGAATGCGTTTCTAGCAGCGACATCGGCTCGTATACCCATGCCACGCTGCCCACCCACGTTTGCATCCCCAGCCTTTGCGGGATCTCTCAAGGTAGCGTTCGGGTCGGCGTAAACGATCGTTAGCGGCGTTCCTTTGCGGTCTAATGCGGTGGCAAGCATCTTTAGAAACGCGTCCTTCATCACATAATACTTGTACGCCCTGCGGAGGAGTGAGCGTCCGTAGGGGTTCCCGAACTTGCCTTGAGCATCGAACGAGTAATGAATCACCTTTGCCCTGGGGATCCTAATGCTCATGTAGGAATAGCTGTTCGCTGTTCGTAATGGGAATGGGAAGTCCCCTAGCTTTGCATATGGGTCTGGTGAGTAGTTTCTAAGCGGGGACAGAGAGTTGACGCTGAAACCGAAAAGATAACTCACCCCACCAGCGGCAAAGGCTGGGTTGTAATTGCGTTGGTACTGAAGGATCCCGTCCGCAGTCAGCTCGCCTGTGCGCTCTGTCTCAAACAAGAGAGTGCTAGGAGGGAGTGTCACGAGCTTGTCAACGATGAAACCCATATCGTCGTGATTTTTCCAAACCTGCTCCTGTACTGCGAATCCGGCCCAGCTTGCCGAAAGAAGTTCTTTCATGGCGTTGTGCCAGCCGCCGTCAATCTGTTCTAATGCTCTGTTTACGAACTCGGTGACCTCTTTTGACTTATGCTGATACGAGCCCATCCGAGCAGCAAGGCAGGTGGTCAGAAAGTCCACTCCCGAGCCGATGGTGTCGTCGGTGTCAATCATCCGCTTGTAGGTCTCGATACTGACCGAAGAAGGGTTTTGAATAAATTTGTAGAAGGTGTTGAACAGAGCAGGGATCGGTGTGCCGCGTTGCATCTGTAGGTCGTCGATCGACTTAATCTCGGCGTGACGAGCGTAAAGCATCTGGTCGAGCTGGTCTTCGTAAACGGTGTCCATTGTGTTATTTTCTTGTGCCATTTTAGTCCCTCAAGAGGTCGTATTCTGCCCGAGCTTGTGACGCTACACTTTCAACGATACTAAACCTTCGGCCAGGAGGGAATAGCTTAAAGAGCGGATAACCCACGGCGTCGGCAGCATGGGTTCGTTGGTGATCGCCTCCGTCATCAAGTTTGCCTTGTGGTCTAGCTCCAGAAACAATTTTTTTCCATCCCACCATTTTAAGGTCTCCGGCAAGAAGTGGGCATCGGTCAGGGTCATAGGTCATAAAGGTTTCTCCAATGGAGTTCTTACAACGAGCGTTGACATTTTCTACCCTGTCCTTAACTAGAGGATTTGCTGGGTCAACGTCTACGGAGTACATAGCTCCTACCTGATCCATTTCATCCGTCATCTGGTTGTAATCGTGCTCCCCTGCGTTAGAAGTAGTACCTCGACGGCCCGAAGCATCACCGAACACACGATAGAAG